AACAATTGCAAATGAATAAACAAATGTACTAGGGTAAGATGTTAAAACTAATCCATCCGTAACCATTAAACTCTTTGGATATTTAATGTAAGGAAAAATGTATATGATTTCCAAACCGCCTAACTTGTTTTTACATTGACGACCTCTATTTTGTGTTATATCACATCCCATTAGTTTCTGTAATTTTTACCAAAGTGCCACCCTTGCCTTAAAGTCATTGTATTATTTGCGTTAACTTCATCTTGCCACGTCTTATATTCTGTAATAGTATTGTTACAAATCCACTTACTAAAACGCTTTATGTAAACTTGTGCGTTATTATGATAGTAATCAGCCAATCCGTTAACCTCTGCCCTATCAACTACTTCTGCATCAGCAGGAGAGTGTTTAAATATACCCGCATTTGTTACGCTGTATTGAGCTATGTTTAAATATTGTGCTGTACTCTCAAATTTCGTTATAGGCTGTACAAATTCAGTGAATAATTCAAGATATAAACCGCTTAAAGTGTCTGCTGTGTAGTCTGTTACTATCTTATCGTACAATTCTGTACCTAATAACGGCTCAATTACAGTGATTTGAACGCTCTCAATACAAAAAAGGAACTTATCTACGTCAACATTACCCCCCATTACGGTGGTTTGTTTGACTTGTGCTGGTGATATGAATAGTTTTACTGCCATTTTATTTGTTTACAAAGCCTTGATTAGGCATATTTATCGGTGCTATACTCACTTTACTGTCATTTGTTGGTACTTTATACCCCTTACTACGTGCTTTTGTGGTGCTTGTTGTCTTAGCTAAAGGACTATTTACATCAACAGTCTTACCTTTTTTAACATATATTACTCTATTCCACTTATGATGACAGTTTCCACCACCTTTATACAGCCAAATTGAGTAAGTATCCGCACCATTTAACCCCCATCCTGCATTAACAGGCTTACTTTCCATCTGTATAATATCTTCTTTACGGTATATTTTATCAGCACTCATCATTTTAGTACAAAAATCTCTTTGAGGACTTTCATTACCTACATATCTATAACGAATTACAATGTCTTTACTATCTTGTTCGCTCTTTGCGTTAGGTCTTGCCGTTCCTGTACTCGCTAATTCAATAATTTCTTCATAATCTACTTCAATCTCATCATAAATATAGTAATCATTTAGGTTTTCTTCTTCTCCTAAGTTGATCAAATCGTCTGCACTACTTTTTTTTTTACAATCACAATGTGAGCCTAATTGTACAGGCTCAACCACAACCTCTGTAAGTGGTTTAAAAAACAAGTTTAAGTTAATACCATACTGTACTAATATTTCTTCAATAGCGTCTGTTATAAAGCGTTGTTTTGGTGCTATAACTCTTTTTACTAACTGCTCTTCTGCCTTATCCATCTCATCAGCAACAGAACTAAACCCACTCGCTGTTGATAAACCTATAATTGAAGGACTAATAACTTTATGAGCTGACATTATTTGTCTTTTGCTTTCTTCTGTTAGAAATCCCCATTGTTTGTGTACGTTGTCATTGACTGGAAATGGCTCAATTGATACCGATACATCAGAACCGTTAAAAGAAACTATGAAAGAACTCGCCTGAGTGCTACCTGTCAACCTTCTTTTTACGCTCTCTTCAAACGCGTCTTTTTCTTCTGCCGTCCAATTATGACCACCATCAACATTTAAAACATAACCACCGCTTAAACCTTGCTTGATAGAATTATTATAAAGGTTTGAGGTTTCTTCTTCTATTTCACAATAAGGTAAACAGCTTAAATAGTCTGGATCAGCAAAGTAAAAACTACCCTGCTTATATGGTTTTATTTTATATATTTTAGTACCGCCTCCTTTAGTTCCAAACGCACCAAATTCTTCTGGTTTGTTTTTCGTTGTGTTACTCCAATCTTGACTAACAAAATAGCTTTCAATTTCGTTATCTTCATTTGCAATAGCTGGAGCAACCCAAGGTTGGGGAAGGTGTTTAATACTTTCTAATTTTTTACCCTTTGTTTCTATAATCTGTAATGATGCCTCTCCAAACCATTGGAAATCTATAGCAATCATTCTTAAATCCTTAGGAGATAATATTGATTGTAATTTAATCCAACCCTCACTATTAACTTGAGCAGCACTTAACCCCCTACCGTAGATTAAATCTTTGTAAGTACTATTTATACTTGAATTTGTTACACTACCATTATTCCTGTCTGTAATTATTTGATAAAATGAATTATTACGACCATTTAAAACGTAACCCCTAGATATGTTTTCCTCAACAGGGGGGCGCATGTAATTACTTAAATTTATTAATCTTATATCGCTTTTACTCATAACTGTATAGTCCTTCCGTTAATTTAAAACTTTGTGTTGTTTGTGTTGTTGCAAACACTTTACCCCTGTAAATTACAACACTATTATCTAATACTTTTAATTGGTATGTTGAATTATTAGATATTGTAATAGTGCTAAAGTCAGCACTCGCAAACTCCCATATTAAATAACCGTTAATTACTGAAAATGTAGCACTAGAAATTGATTCCGTTACCCTTTCACTTTCATCATACAACTCAAAGTCTAAAGGTGTTGATACATCACTATTTCTAGTTATTAATTTAACCGTATGATTTGCGTCCTGTGGATTTATAATCTTCATACTAATATAACTAAAATTTATCGTTTATGTTATTTTAAAAAACCCCTTAACAATTGCTAAGAGGTTTAAAACTGAAATTATGAAAGATAAAATTATACGTTTACTACTACTTTTGCTAAAAACGCTGTTACTGTTGCTGAATCTAAAATAGGACTTAAACCGCTTTCAATAGAAACACCTGTTAAAGTATATCCATTAAATTCTGCCTGAGTTGTTCCTGTTGTTGAATCTATTGTAAAATCAATACCTTCTGTATTACCTACTAAATGATAGTTTCCATCCTTAGACTTCACTATCGCTGTAGGGTATCCATGAGCGATTAATTTCATTTCGTTAGATGTTGCAAAATCAATTCCTTGTAAAATTGCTGTAATAGTTTGAGTGTTAACAGTTGTTCCTGCCGATTTATCACTAGGCATATTTTCTGCCAATACTTGACCATCTCCTACTAAATCATATTCAAACGCCTCTGTTAAAAGTATGTTCATTGCTGTCGCTTGGTTGCCTAATATGGTAAAGGGATCCTCTAAAAAATTAAATAAGTAAAGTTTGCTTACCCCTCCTAAATGGGTTTTACAGGGTTTACTTCTACCCGCTGTTATATCACACGTTGCCATTTGTTATAAGGTTTTAAAAAGGGGCTTTTACACCCCTATGTTATTATTAAATTCCGTAAAGGATAACTTCACCACCGTAAGCATATTGAACGCCACCCGTCATAACAAGTTTAAACCTAATTTGACCAGATAAATCTGATTCATCCATGTCTTTAATCTTAACTTCATTCATGTCAGATAACAAACCTGTTCCAAAGAATACTTGAGAAGGATTGTAAGCTACCATGTGAGATGCTGGCAAGCCTTTAATTTCTGTTAAAGTTGTTCCTTCAAAATTAAATTCAGAAGGGTTTAAGAACGTACCATTTGATCTTGCTTGTGTTCCGTAAGCTCTTTTTAAAGCTCTAATTACGTCTGTTGATACTCCGTAAACGAATCCATCAGAGCCAAATAAAGCATCTGGAATTAAGTCTAACCATCTTGCGATTTCTGCCTCAACATTAGCTGCTGAAATAGTTAAAGGTATTCCAACGTCAATTACGTCACCATCAGCAATAAACGCTGGTATTAATCCGTTAAAGTTACCAGTTGTACCGTCACCCGTCCAAATGTCTTGGTCAATTTTACGTGCTACTCTACGTCCGTAATCCGCTAAGATTGCAGCTTGTTCTGTTGCTGGTAAATTGTCATTATGAGCAGAGAATCCCATCTCTTGTGCCGTCCATAATTGTCTAAAATCTTCTTTACAAAAATCTGAATCCCACTTAATTTTCTTAGGTGCTAATTCTTTTTCTGTTAAAGTAATACTTCCTGCTGGTGCCCAACCACACGCATAATCAATAAAACCAGTAGTGGTTTCGATCTTACGTACAAATTGAGGCGACACTACATTAGGTAGTACTGTTACTAAGTTTTCACTGATAGTATTCGCTTCTTTAATCATTTCTGCGATATACTGACCCGCTACTTCTCCTACAAAGTTTGTAGTAATGTTTGCTGTTGTTGCCATTATAATTTATTGTTTAAAAATTGAGTTAATCCTTTTGATTTTTGCTCTACTACCGATTTAATCGGTTTACTTGCTGGTTGATTTGATAACTCTACAACCTCTTCTTTAAGTTCTTTATTTTCCTTAGATAAGGCTTCAAACTTAACATCCATTTCTTCTGAATACTTAATAAGTACAGATTTAATTGCGTCAACTGTTGCCTGATTAGGTAACGCTGCTGGTGCTGCTGGTTCGGTGTTTAACTCCTCTTCTACTGGTGCTTCTTCTGTTGCGTCTTTGATTTCTGCGATTAAGCTATCATCACCGATAACTAAAACACGCCCATCGTCTAAAGCAACTTCACCCGCTTCTAAAGCAACCCTATTACCTTGACCATCATCTACCCAAACAGCCATTCCAACTTCTGGAACTTCGCCTTCGTACATGATTTCAACAGAGCCGTCTTGTGATTTTACACTACCTAATTTTACCTCTTTAACTTCTTCTTTAACTTCCTTCTTTAGATTTAAAGCAGTCATTAAAACGTCTGTTAGTTTAGCGAAACCAGTCTTGATTTCTTCGTTTTCCATTTGTTTATTATTATTTAATTTTACTGTTACTTCCTTCAATGTTAGAAAAGCGTCAATTGAAAACCCTTTAATCTTTCCTGTCTTTACGTAGTCATTCCATACCTCGTCATCATCTACTTTCATAGTTGCAATCCACGAACCTTTAGGATAACTAAATCCAAAGTTTGCGCTCTTATCTATTTTAGAATCTTCTACTATCCAACTCTCAAGAAATGAAACACCTACAACTTCATCTTCATGCTCTATGCTTGAATTAGTTTGATAGCCTTGTTTGAAAAAGTTGTGTGATAAGTCTTTTATAGTTTGTTCAGAGAATACAATGTTAAA